AAATGAAAACAAGCATAACAGTTAGAGTAACTAAAGAACAAAGATTGCAATGGGCAAAGCATAAGAATCCAGCTCAAAGAGTAAGAGAATTGATTTGTCATATAAATCCTGATGAAGACAATATGAAATCTGAAACTATTGAAATAATGCTTGAAGATAGAACTAAGGACAAAATAAAGAATATTAAAAACTTCAGTACTAAAATAAGACATTTAATAAATACAACTATCACAGATGAGAACGTCAATTAATATAGCATCATTTGCAATTCCAGGAGGTGGATTTCCAAGAAAAGAATCATTGCTTAAAACTCTTGCAAGTTTAAAAGATCAAGCAGATGTTGTTCGTATTTGGTTTAATGGAGTTCAATCAAGACCTGAATGGATTCCAAAAGAAGTTGAAGTTCATTATGATTTCAACAAGAACTTAACAGATTTAGGCAAGTTCTATTTCTTACAACCTGGATCTGAAGAATACTATTTCACTTGTGATGATGATTTAATCTATCCTAAAACATACGTTCAAGATATGATTAAAGAAGCAGAAGAATATGAAGCAATTGTAACTCATCATGGAAGAAAGTTAATTGCAAATCCTAAAGACTATTATAGAAGCCATCCAGCTATGAGATGCTTATCAGAAGAAAATACTGATCAGATTCTTGATGTTCCAGGAACAGGAGTAATGATGTTTGATACAAGATACTTTAATCCAACAAATATAAAAGAATCAAAAGATAGAAAAATGAGTGATCTCACTTTTGCTTTAGAAGCAGCGAAACAAGGAAGAAAGATTGTAGGCTTATCTCATACTAGAAACTACATTAGATACGCTTATCCACCTATTGAAACTACAATACATGAAACAGAAAGAAAGAATCAAAGCAGATTAATAAAAACAGCATTAGAAATTTATAAATTGAATTATGAAAATAGTAGCACCTCGAACTCTTAAAGATTACAAACTGAAGCACGCTTCAAGGCTTATGGCATTAGCAAGTCAAGAAGATGCAACTGAACTTACGTTTAGTAATAAAGTTCAGCACGTTTCAGCCTATACTGATTCATCAATTGAAGAATTAAGAGAGCTTCCAAAATCTGCAATCAATACTATCTTCAATGATTGTATAGCAAATCTATCTACTTATGTAAAAGCAGAACCATTGAAAGAAGTTGAAGTTGAAGGAGTGAAATATGTTCTTGTTGATATTCATAAACAAACAGCTGGATGGTTAATTGATTTTGAAGTAGAACAAGAACTGTTTCAAACACAACCTGAAAAGATGGTTGCACTTTGCTACATTGAAAAAGGAAAGAAGTATGGAGATGTTCCAAAACCTGAAAGAGAATTGATCTTCAAAGATCACTTTCCTGCATACTTGTTCTTTGACTTGAACGCTTTTTTTTTGCTCCATTACGTGAACTATACAACCGCTTTGGCTTTGCTTCAAAACCTAAAAGCGAAGAAGATGCTGAAGAAAGAGAAAAGAAGAAGAAGAATAAGAACACTGCTCAGAATGCAGCCGAAATAATTCACTGGCTTTCTGATTATGATCTTCACAAATGGGATCAAACAACTTCTTGGAGTATCACAAAATACTTATTTAATTTAAGATTTAAGTTAAATTTAGAGAAACAAAACAGGCAAAAGAATATAAGTAATAAAACAAGATAATACTTTTGGGAACGCTTTCATCAAAATATAGTAAAATAATAAGAGCAAAGATTGCAGGAAAAGAAATTCTTGTTCCTAGTGATTTGAATGATCCTTTAGCAGACATGACAATGGAATGGACTGATACTGTAATCAAGCAAATGCAATTGATGGCAGATGAAGAAGCTGGACACGTTACTCAATTAGGATCTTTGATTAAGTCAAGTGATGCAACAGTATCAGAATCAAATATTAATCTTGAAGTAAGTGCTCCTTTTTATTGGAAGTTCTTTAATTATGGAGTAACTGGAAAAGGAAATCCTGCTCCAAGTGATCACTATGGAACACAAGTATTTCAATCAATAAAAGGATATCAATTTCAAGCAGCATATCCGCATCCTGATATGATTCAAAGCATTAGAGAGTGGATTCCAAGTACTGGTTTGTTTTCAGAAGCAGAAGATTATGATTCAGTTGCAACAGGAATTTCAATCAACATATTGAAAAGAGGACTTGAACCAAAACCATTTGTTGAAGAAGTTCTGTTTGATCAGAATGAAATTGACATATTTACAAAAGAACTAGCAGATGTTGCAAAAGTAATATTTACAGTTTTATTCAGAGAATTAGAAGAATTTTAAATTATGGCACAAGCATACACTTCAGAACCAGCAATACAATCTCCAAGTGATAATCCACTTATTTTTGAATACTATGAATCAGGATTTTCAGGAGGAGCAAACACAACAGATTTCTATTTTGCAATAGAAGTTTATGTTGAAGGAGTTCTTGTTGGAAATTACAGAACATCAATTGAAGATGTTTCAGGAATAAAAGGATATTCACACTTTGATGCTTCTTCTATCATTAGAAACTATGTAACTCACAATCAAAGATTAGATGCAGGAATTGCTGAAGCAAACATCATTTCTTACTATATCACTTTTACTCCATATTATACAGTTTCAGGAGTAGATTACACAGGAACAACAACAACAAGCTCAACAAGATATGCTTGGAAAGGAAAACTTGAAAAGAAAGATTGGATCAGTTTTACAAGTGATACTCTATTTCCAAATGTAAAAGATAATGATACAGCTTCACTTTTAGAATGGTGCACACAATTTCCTTCTGCTTCAAATTACTATGTAGGATTAGATGAACAATGCTTTCTAAGTACTTATGCTTATGGAACAACTTTTCAAGAAGCTTTCTTTGAATTGTTTGATTCTTCAGGAGTTTCAATAACAACAGCAACTTATACTTTTGCTTCTACTATTGACAATGGAATTAATCTGAATTGCAGTCCTCAATCTATAATAGATGAAACAACTATCACAACAGCTAACTTTTCAACTTGTGCTTATTATACTGTAATTGCTAAAGATAACACAGGAACACCTGTAACAGTTACCGAAACTTTTACTTTTCATATTGATTTAGATTGTTCGAGATACGAAAAAGTTAGAGCATTCTTTTTAAGCAAATCTGGAAATGTAGATGCTTTTACTTTTAGACTGCTATCAAGAGAAACAGTAAAAACAAAAGCCTCAGGTTATGAACGTTCTTGGGGCGAATGGGTTACAGGAACAACAGAACAAGAATTTCAATATTCATTAGAACAAGGTGGATCTTCAAACTACTTAATACAATCTACAAAGAAACTATTAATCAATTCAGATTGGATTTCAGAAGCAGTTCAAAATTGGCTTGTTGAAAATATGTATGAAAGTCCATATCTTGTAATAACACAAGATGATGTTACTCAATCTGCAATGATGGAAAGCAGAACATTTGAGTTCAAGAAGATTGTAAATGATAAGCTGATTAATGAAAGAGTGAATTTAATGATTAGTCATGATGATAAAAGTATGGTAATATGAGGTCAAGATTAACACTTAATGGATTTAACGTTGATTTAAAAAATGATGAAAGTATTGCTATCACATTTGTAAACAACGACAAAAAGAAAACAGAAGAACAAAGAAGAACATCTTCAAAACCTGTAACATTTCCTTCAACGAAAAGAAATAGAGAATACTTTGCTTCAGTTTACAATATGCAGTTTGATTCTAAGAACAATGTTAATTCTTACAATCCAACAGTAAGACAAAATGCAACGTTGTATGCAGATTCAAGAATTGTATTTGAAGGATTATTTCAGATGAACAAGATAGTTCAGTTAGGAGATGATTATGAGATTCATGGAGTACTGTTTTCAAACGTTCTTAATCTATACGAACAAGTTGGAAATACATTAATACAGGAGCTTGGCTGGGAAGAATATAATCATGACTTAACAGAAGCAAACATTGTTAATTCTTGGAATACTTCTATACAACGTCCACAAGGAACAACTGTAATTAATACAACAGCTTCAGGCGGAGCATTAGGATTCGGATATTATTATGGAATTGTAGACTGGGGCTTGGCTGGAGATTATAGAGCAACAGGACACTTTACTTCTGGAGCATTACGTCCTAAATTCAGACATAATGAAATTGTTCCTATGGTTTATGTTAAAGAAATCTTGTATAAGATGTTCGAGCAAACAGATTATACTTTACAAATAGAACTTGGAACTGCTTTACCAAATATAGGATTCAATGAAACTTCAGAACCAGCAACAGGAACAACTGCAAACTGGACTTATGCAGGAGGAATAAATACAGATGATAATTTACTGAACAGATTGCTTCTTACTTATGAAGGTGGATCAATGCCTGAATTAACAGCTGGAGAAATATTAGCAGCACAAGTTCAGCTTGATGGATTAGGAGGAGGAATTGGAGATGATATTCAATTCTCTAAAGAAATCAAAGCAATTCCAAGAGAACCATATCCAAATTTCTTTGGCTGGGATTTAGATGGAAAGCCTACTGTAAACTTATTGAGTAGACAAAATTTAACAACAACAACTGATCCTTCAGGGCAATATGTTTCAGAGTTTGGAAGATTCACTTTTAATTCTTCAGGAACTTTTGATGTAAGATGTTCGCTTGCTTTCACAAATAGATTGACTATTAATGTAACAGGAACAACTCAACAAATATTTTCAGATACTTCTGTTAATGCATTAAGAATTGATCTTGTTACTAAAAGAGGACGTATAAGAGTATATTCAACAAAACTTAATCCTGTTCTTTTAGCAAACACAATTTATTCAGATGTTATTGAGTTTGATGTTACTGTTCCAATAACAGTAGATCAAAGAGATGAAGCTTGGTTTGAAATCAGTTATGAAACTTCTTACAATATTACTACTGATACAGATGCAACAGCTGTTTCTATGACATGGGAGGTGGATTCAGATTTAACTCCTTTAGTAACTCAGATTCAAATTGATAGAATTGATAATTTGTATCAAACAAATGATGAAGTTAAACTGGCATCTTATATGCCTAAACTAACTTGCAGAGATTTCTTCAAAGGATTCTTGGATATGTTCAACTTGATTGTGGAAGATCCTGATGAAGATAATGTAATTAAGATTTGGAAGTATGAAGATTTCTATAATGATCCGATTGACGCTATTGATTGGACTTCAAAGTTAGATAGAAGCAAACAAATTGAGATAGTTCCTGCAACTCAAATTGAAGGAAGATTTTACAAGTACAATTTTGCAGATTCTAAAAGCTATACAAACGACTTCTATTTTAGAAGAATGAGAGAATTTTATGGAGATAGAACTTTTGAAGTTCCTTCAACATGGCAAAAAGGAGATAAGCTTTTAAAGTTGCCGTTCTCACAAGCACCGCTTCAAGAAATGGCAATGGGTGGGAATCTATCTAAAATGACTGTTCCAAGATGCATTCAAATAACAGACAATGCAATCTATCCAACTTCATATTCTGATAAGCCTCATATCTTTATAAGAGGAAATGATCCAATAGCTTTAAAAGGAACAATTGCTGAATTTACTCTTGAAAATACAACAGGTTCAGCAAGTACAAACTACGGAACTTATGGATATGTAGGACATTTCTTCAATGAAGGTTCAGGACAAGTAGCTTTTGATTTAAATTTCAATACTCCTAAAGAAATCTATTTTACAGGAACAGATATTTCAACTTATGATTATGCTTCTTCAGGAGTTAATGCAATGAGAAACTTTTGGGATTTGCATAAACCAATGATTTTAGAAATTACTGATCAAGATCAAAAGATGTATAGAGCATACTTCAAGCTGAATGATTCAGATATTGAAACATTAAATTTTGGAGATTATATCCAGATAGATTCAGTTATTTACAAATTGAATATTATTAGAGAATGGAGAGTAGGACAAACAACAACTGTTTTAGTTGAGTTGTTTAAATACATAAAATTAGATATTAACGAACCTATTGCTCCTGGACCTACTCCACCGACAATACCACCACAAGAAACATAGAATTATGGCAGATGAAACTAGAAATATAGTCTATACAGTAGATGTAAACACAGGAAAAGCTACAAGTGATGTAAGAACATTAACAGAAGAAACTACTGATCTTGAACAGCAAATTGAAAGAACAAAACTTGCAGGACAAAAGTTTGCAGATTTGCTTGAAGTAGGTGCTGGATTGACTGGTGGAGTAGCTGCATTTCAAGGAATTACAACTCTTGCAGGAGTTGAGAATGAAAAGCTTGCTGAAACATTAACTAGATTAATGGCACTTCAAACTACAATGAGTGGACTTCAACAAGTTGCAAATCTATTCAGAACTGAAAATTTATTTCTTACAAAACTACTCACTAAAGCTATAAAAGCAAAAAACTGGGTAATGAAGCAATCTGTTGGACTTCAAATTGCAATGACTGGAGGACTGGTTTTATTAGTTGCAGGAATTGTTTCTTTAATGAGATCAACAGGAGAACTGACAGAAGAACAGAAAGCATACAATGAAGAACTGAAAGAAACTCAAAAGCTAATTAATGAAGCGAACTATTCAGAACAACTGAAAGCACAAGAAAGAAGACTTGCAGTTTTAAAAGCTGAAGGAGGTGAACAAGAAAAGATTCTTGAACTTGAAAGAAAGATTAATAGTGAAAGAGTTGAAGAGGCAAAGTTAATGGTTACAAGTTTAGTTGATCAAGCAGCTGCAAACAAATTGAAAAGAGATGCTTTGCAAACTGAAATTGATCAAGGCTTTTATATTCAAGAGAATGGGATCAAGATAATTGGATTCAGAGAAGGAGAAGAAAAAGCAACTGAGAAACTTAATAAATTAAAGAAAGATCAACTTGATTTAGAACTTGCAAAAGAAAAAGCAGTAACAAACGCAAATGATGAAACTGCAAAAATGCAATTGTTTGAAATTGAACATATCAAAAAACTAAAAGAAGAAGAAGCAAAACCTGCTCCAGTAAAAGGAGAAACTTTTGAAGAAAAGCAAGCAAGAAGAAAGCAAGAAGCTTGGGATATGGAACACTTCATGAATGGAGTGAACAAGGAAATTGAAGAATCAGGAGCAGAAGCAAAAGCAGAAGCAGAACAAAAAGAACTTGATGCTGCAGCTGAACAAGCAACAAAACTTGAAGCAATTGCAAAGAACAGCAATGCTAACATAGTAAAGAATGATGAAGATGCTATTAACAAAAAGATTGCCGCAAGAAACTTTTGGCTTGAACAAACTGTTAAAGTTTTAGATACTGTTTCTAATATTCAAGAAGTTGCAATGAATATTGAATTGAAGAATGCAGGAGAAAATGAAGCAGCACAAGAAAGAATCAGAAAGAAGTACTTTGAACAAAACAAGAAAGTTGAGATGGCACAAGCATTGATTTCAACTTACCAATCTGCAACAGCAGTTTTTAGAGCAACAGCATTGAATCCGATTTCTGTTCTTTTTCCAGCAGCTCCTTATATTGCAGCTGGAGCAGCTTATGCTTATGGAGCTAGTAATGTTGCAAAGATTGCTGCTCAAACGTATCAAGGAGGTTCTTCAGGTCCAGCACCAGTTCAAGCTTCAAATGCTTTTGGCTCAACTATCAGTTCAAATACAAACAATGACAATGGAAGCGGAGTAACTGATCCTCAAAACATTACTCCAACAGTAGAACCTGAACCAATTAAAGTTGTGGTTCTTGCTTCAGATATTACAGGAGTTCAAGATGAACTTGCATTTGTTGAAGCAGTTAGCACTTTATAAATGACACAAAACATAAAAATTGATATAAGTAAGTATATGAAAGTATTTAAAATTGATATTGATTTACTAGATGATCTTAGCGGAGTTGATTTCAATTCTTTTGTAGAATCTCCTGCTCACTATAAGAACTTTCAAGCATTCAATAAACATCAAGCGAAGAAGCAATTGTTTGTTAATGATGAAAAGAGAATTGTTAGAGGTGTAATGATTTCAGCAAATCAAAGTATTCCAAGATATGATAAAGAACTAGGAAAGTTCTACGTTTATTTTGGAATTGAAACAATAGATAAAATCATTGAAAAGTTCTTCAAATCACAAAACACTTCAAAAGTAAACATTGAACACAATCCAATGGAAGTTGCTGAAGGAGTATTCATGAAAGAATCTTATCAAGTAGATGGAAAAGTACATTTGCCTGATCCAACTATTGGAAGTAAAATTGGAGACTGGGTTGCTGCTTATAAAGTAGATAATAAAGAAATTTGGAATAAGATTAAAGAAGGATCTATAAATGGATTTTCTGTTGAAGGATTCTTTTCACACTTAGAAAGAAAATTAAAAACAAGTAATAATAAAAAACAAAAGATGAATAAAAAGAAAACAACATTTTCTGCTTTATTAGCAGGATTTAAGGAAGTTTTCGCATCTGAAGAATCATTTGCTGAAGTAACTACTGATGCTGGGATTGTTCTTTCTTATGAAGGAGCACTAGAAGCAGGAACAGCTTTAATGATTACAGATGCAGAAAGCGAAGAAAGCACTTCAGCTCCAGAAGGAGTTTATGCATTAGCAGGAGATGATGCTGGAAAGAGTTTAGTGGTTGATGCTTCAGGTATCATTACTGAAATAATTGAAGATTCGGCTGAAGATGCTGAAGAAGCAATTGAAGAAGCAGTTGCAGAAGTTATGAGTGCAATGGTTGAAATGAAAAAAGAGGTGTTAGAATTAAAAGCACAAGTATCAAATTTTAGTGCTACTCCAGCTGAAGAACCAGCTAAAAGAGTTGTTTTAACTAAAGCAGCGAAAGTTGCAGAATTAAGACTTGCAGCTTTAAAAGAAAAAATCGGGAAATAATGAGCGTAAATAAATTAATGAAACAGAAGTTTGGATTTGATGTAACTGCATTAGCAAGTTATACAGATGAACAAAGCACTGAGATTCTGGTGAAGGAAGTAATCAGATCAAAAACAATTGATATGGCAACAGTTCAAACTGGAGTCAAAGAAACGTCAAAAATTAAGAAGCTAGATGTTGATGTAACATATCAAGATGGTACAAATTGTGCCCAAACTGCATCGGGTGATGTTGTTTTATCTGATAGAACAATTACAGTTTCTCCTATCACAGTTTTACTTAAACTTTGTGCAAATGATTTACATGGAACTTGGGGCGAATTAGCTTTACAAGCAGGATCAGTTGCCGAAACTCAAAACATTCCTTATGAACAAGTATTCTTATCTCACTTCTTAGCTAAGAACAGATATGAACTAGAGAAGTTAGTATGGCAAGGAAATACAGCAACAGGATCAGGAAATTTAGCTCTTGCAAATGGATTTGTTACTATTGCAGATAATAACAAAACTTCATTAGTAGATTTGAATGTTGATGATATTTCAAGTGTAACTTCTACCAATGCTTATGATGCATTTTACAAAGCATTTGAAGCAATGCCTGAAGAAGTACTTGAAGCTGGAGCACGTTTATTCATGCCAAGATCATGGTATACAGCATTGAATAAGAATTTAGTTGATTTGAACTTCAACTTAGACTATATTGGTTCAGATGCAGGTTCAAGAGATGCTTTTGTACTTCCTGGAACTGACTTAATTTGCGAAAGAATACCAGGATTGACAAATGTTGAAAGAGCATTTATTGCTAAGCCGCAAGAGTTAGTTGTTGGAACGGATCTTGAAGGAGATTTTGAAGATATCAGAACTTGGTATTCAGAAGATGATGATAATATGAAAATTCGCTTGAAGTTTAAGATTGGAGTTCAAATTCCATTTTTAGATCAATGGGGACGTTTCGCGTTAGGAGCTTCTTAATTAGATAATTAATAAACTAGAAAAGCCTATCTAAATTTTAGGTAGGCTTTTTTTAATAAAAAAACATAAATATATGGCTTGTGCACTTACAGAAGGTTATTCTGCAACTTGTAAAGATGAATCAGGAGGAATCAAAAGAGTTCTTTTAACAGAATTTTCAAACGTTTCTTACACTTTACTTACTGGAGAAATTACCGCAATAACAATGGCAACAGGAACACGATTCTGGGGCTGGAACTTAGAACATGAAGTATCAACAGCTCAATCAGTTATGACAATGACTAGAGCAAACGGAACTATCATGACTGATGAAACTATTAACATGGTTTTAAATGATAACAGAAAAGAAACAAGAAATCAAATAATGCTTTTAGCACAAAATGATTTGTTTGCAATAATAGAAATGAACAATGGAGATTTTGAAGCATTTGGACTTGATGCAGGAGTTACTTTAACAACTGATACAAGAGTAATGGGAACTGCTTTAGGAGATCGTAATGGAAATGAAATTGTTCTTGCAGGACGTGAGAAACAACTTCCACCGAAAGTTGATTCAACTATTATAGCAGCTTTATTAATTCCAACTTCATAATTGAATGAAGATTAAAGCGAAATATAAAGGAGCTATAATCAGAGATAACAAAATTGGCAGAGCGTTGGAAGTTAATGAAAAGAATCTTCCAACGTTTCTAGCTTATGGTTATGATTACCTCCTGGAGAAAGAAGAACCTAAAAAAGTAAAAAAGAAACTGCTAGAAAATGACATTAAGGTTACAAAAAAATCAGACAAACGTAATAGTACTGACATTGAAGGAACTTCAAACGCTGGAGAATCCTAATTGGTTGTTTGTATTTTACAATGAAGAAAATCTGTTAAATTATCAAAGCGTAATTTTAACTGATCTTTCAACTGAAACAGCAAGATACAATGAATTTGAACTTGTTCTTCCAACTGATTTAGATTTAAGTGTAACAGGAGATTAAGGTTCTTTTAATAGGAACACCAACAACAGAATATTTTTATTCAGTAAACTAATTTAAAAAAATGGAAATTCACAAATACGATCCTACTTTTCCTGAAGACAATAAGACAAGAGTTTTAGCAATCAATGCAGATGGATCAATTAATTCTGCTCCAGCTTATACTTCAGCAACAGCTTTTGCAATAGATCAAGCAGGAAGGCAAAGAATGTCATTACCTATTCCTTTAGGAGATTATAAATTGATCAATGATAGATTGCCTTTATTCTTTGATACTGAAGTGATCGGAACTGGAGCAGTTTCTTATGATACAGTAAAGAAGGCTCACGATATGACAACTGGAGCAAATTCAGATGCAGCTATTGTTCAAACCTTTATGACTCACAATTACTTTGCTGGAAAAGCTCAATTTGTTGAATTTACTTCATTTGATTTTGATAATGAAACTAACATCACAAAAAGATCAGGATATTTCAGCTCAAATGAAGTAACTCCTTTTGATTCAAACAAAGATGGATTCTTTATTGAAACAGATGGAACAACTCATTATCTTGTAATAACAAGAGATGGAACAGAACATACTAAAATAGCACAAGCAGATTGGAATGATTCTTTAGATGGAAATGGAGCTTCAGGAATCACAATTGATTGGGCAAAATTTAACGTATTTCAAGCAAACTTCCTTTGGTTAGGAGGAACAGGCTTGACGATTTCAATAGTAGTTGGAAAAGCAATTTATGAGATAGTAAATTATATTCATGCAAATGGAACAAACGCTGATAACTTAATCTTTGCAAGTCCTAATAAACCAATAAGACATGAGATAAGACAATCTGGAGCAGGATCAGGACAATTCAAGCCAGTATGTTCAACAGTAGCTTCAGAAGGAAGTTCAGATTCAGCAAACATTGGAAGTATAAGAGCAGTTAATTCAGGTAGTGCACCAATTACTTGTGCAACAGCTGGAACTGAATATGTAATTAAAGCAATCAAATTAAAAGATGCTTATAAAGATACTACTATTGATGTTTTAGATTTAGATGTATTTGCAAATTCAGCGAATGATGCATTTTTATGGAAGATTTCATTGAATCCTACTTTAAGTGCTCCTTTGACATATTCAAACGTAACTGATTCAGCTATTCAAGAAGCAGATGGAGATGGAGTAATAACTTCTTCAGGAGGTTATGAAATAGCTTCAGGATATGTTTCAAGCAATAGCACTTTAGCAAAAGCATTAGATTCAGCAAGAAAATTAGGAAGTACAATAGATGGAACAAGAGATCAAATTGTGCTTACAGTTACAGGATTAACAGGAGAAACAAACGTTGCTTCATTTGGATCTATTAATTACAAAGAATTTGTATAAATTAGTTATATTTACAAGATATGAAATACATAAAATTTTCAAGTAAAGAAATTCCACAAAATACTGAAAAGCAACTATCAGGAAAGCCTTATGTATCTTGGGGCGAAGATAACCTTTACAGCCAATTCTTAGTTTCTTTATTTTACAAATCTGCTTTGCAAGCAGGTATCATTAAGAATAAAACGCTTTACATTTCAGGATCAGGATTTAAGTTTAAAGAGAATGAACAAAACAATGCTTTTGTAACAAATGGAATACATGATAAGACACTTCAGGACGTTGTAAGAGATTTGACTTTTGATTATGAATTATTTGATGGCTTTGCTATTAAAGTTGTGAGAGATGCAGCAAATAAGCTTTCTTATATTGATTCAGTAGGATTTGAGAATTTAAGAACAGATCAAGATCAAAGTACAATCTTTTATTCTGATAATTGGAGCAAAACAAATCAAGATGAATCTTGTAACTTTAGAGAATATCCTGCTTTTGATGCTACAATATTGCAGCCAGTTTCAATTCTTTACTTTAGTAATAAATCAAAGAATTATGATTTAGAGCGTAATAAAGTAGCAAGTAATGTTTATCCATCTCCTAGCTATGTTGGAGCTATTCAGGACATCCTAAGCACTATTGAAATCAGTTCTTTCCATTATCATGAAGTTGTTAATTCTTGGAAATCAGGAGCAATTGTTTCATTCAACAATGGAGAACCAGATGATGCTACAAAGCGTAAAATGGAAACTGCTTTAAAAGGAATGGTAACTCCAACAGAAAATGCTGGAGGAATATTCATATCATATAATGATTCAAAAGAACAAGCTCCTGAAGTTATTACAATGAATGGCAATGATCTCGACAAAAGATACTTGCAAACTGATGAAGCAATCAAGAAGAATATTTTCATTGCTAGTTCTGTAACTTCTCCAAGTTTGTTTGGAGTATCTGAATCAGGAGCTTTAGGAAATAAGAATGAACTTGAAGTTGCTTTTGAAATCTTTGTGAAGACTTATGTAAGAGAAAGACAAAACGCAATTGACATGGTTGTTAATGTTCTTGCAAGTTCTTTAGGATTTGATTTAGGATTTAAGCTTAATGAGCCTGAATCTCCTTTTACAACTGAATCACAAGCAGGAAATGATTTAGCAATTACTGAAACTGAAGAAAGCAGATTTTCAGAAGAACAAGATATTGAAAACAAGATAATTGAATTAGCAAGAACTTTAGGTTCTGAAGATCCAACTGATGCAAAGCTTTTGTTTTCAGAAGAAGCAGAAGAACTTGAAGAAGTAAGAAAATCAAAGTTTGCATTAACTCCACTTGAAGTGAGATTCTTGCAGATATTTTTAACTAACAACAATGTAAAAGCAATTGCAGATTCTCTTGGTATACCTTATAGAGATATTGTTGCTATTTATGACAAGTTAGAAAAAGAAGGATATCTTGAAGAAGGAGCATTAACACTTGCAGGAATTGCTTTAATAAAAACATTGAAAGATGAAATTCCACTTGAACCAAGATACAAGTATAAATTACGTCCGAATGTTCCTTTGGTTGCTGGATCAAAAGGATCAAGACCGTTTTGTGCTTCTTTGATGGCAATCTTTAGTTCAAATCCAAATCTATCTTTCACAAGAGAAGATATTGAAAAATTGAATGGAGCTACTCCACTTGGAAATGTATTCAAATATCGTGGAGGTTGGTACACAAAACCAGGAACAAATTTGCATCAAAAAGGATGCAGACACTTTTGGGAAGTTAATAATTTTATAAGATAATACTATGGCATTAGAAAACATATATTTTTGCTCAATTGATGTTGTTCGAGATAATTCAAACTTACATGATAATGTAGAAGGATCAATTATTAAAGTTTCAATGCTTAGAGCACAAGATTTGTATTTTGAAAGCGTTTTGGGCAGTCCTTTGTATGATAAAATACTAGCAGATATAAAAGCAAATACAGTTGCAGGAGATTACATTACATTGATTGACAAGTATATTCTTCCAACATATTTTTGTTATGTTGAGTATATGACTATTCCGCACGTTTTAACACAAATCAGAAACAAAACAGTAGGAACTTCAAATGATTCAGATATTCAAAGCACTTCAGAAGAAGGAATGAATTATTTAAGAGAAAAAGCATTGCTTGCTGCTAGAAAGTATGAAGAAAGATTATACAATCATTTATGTGATGATAATGGAGTAATGTATCCAGAATTTATTGAAGCTCCAACTGGAACAGAAGAAGTTTCTCCAACTAAAGGAAGATACGGATCATTTAGTTATGTAACAGGATTATGAGAACAAAAGGAAGTTTAGGAAATAAGACATTAAAGAAATGGGATTCATACAAAACAAAAAAAGAAGATGAAGCAAACATTAAATCAAGTAAAGTTACTGTTCGCAGAAATAGCAAGCGAACATAAGCAGCTTAATCATTTCTTTTGGGGCGAATTTAATAGAGCAACTTCAGAAGAAACTCTTGCTTATCCTTTGCTTTTAGTTGATACAGTAAACGCTAACATCACAAGAAATGGAATTGATCTTGTTTTGCAGATAACAGTTGCGGATTCAGTTCTTAAAGGATATCAGAATCTTGATGAAACTTTCAATGATACGCTTTTAGTGTTAAAAGATGTTCTTGACACAATGAGAAGTCCTAGATGGGGCATTTTTTCAAGTATTGGAGATTCAGGAACAGCTGAAAGATTCTATCAACGTGGAGCAGATGAAACAGCTGGCTGGTATATTAGGCAAACATTAAGAATTGAATCACAAAAGAATCTTTGTGCTATTCCTTTTGACAATTATAATTTTGATGGAACTTTTGTTTCAAATTGTGAACCAGTTGATATTTTTGAAAATGGGATCTTAGTTGATACAGTTGATTCTGGAGGAAGTTATTCTTATTCAACAGCTTGTGCAGATGGAACTAACAATGTAAACAAATCAGATGGAGCTTTAATTGAATCAGTAACAGTTCCTTCAGGAAGTACTATTGAAACAAATGTTGCAGATTCTCCAATTGAATCTTCAGGAGCAACTCCTTTGTATAATTCAGTAGTAAAAGCAACTGAAACTTTTGTCATTCCTGATGTTGCTTGGACTGATTCAGATTCTACTCCTCAAACCTCAGAATATGGAGCTGCAATAACTTGTGCTGCTTCAGTAATAAACACAACAGGAGCGCAAACATTACATACAGGACAAACAGTTTCTTATGCGACTAATGACGATTCAAGTCGAGATTTTGGACGTGATGTTTCACATTATATTTTAAGTTGGACTAATTACTTTGGACACTCTCAAAGATTCACAAGTACAATTGGTGGATATTACGATCAAACACTTGCAGGATATTATGATGTGAATGGAGTAGCATCAAGTTATGCTATTCAATTTGCAGATGATTGGAACGTGGGCAACTTTATTAGCTGCAACGCCTTTGACTCATTCGATTTATTCGGATTGGTATGTTTTCAATAGTAATATTGCAGCAAGTTTATGTGATTGGGGAAAATCAAGGTTTTTAAATTGGTTGCCTTTAGGTTTGACCGTTAATTTAGTTACAAGTACAACAAATCCGAGCAACACAGCGCAAGCATTCAGAATAACAACAACGCCAAACATAGCAGCGCAAAACAAAACGTCTACAAATCAAACAATTTTTTATAGATTAGGAAATATAAGTGAATTATGATACAATATAATTTTGAACAATTTGATGAACCGATAAAATGCCAGAGTTGGCATTTAAGAACATTAACAAAGGAAACGGATTCCGTTCAACCGATGAAAAGCTTTTCGGCTGTATTCACATAGATTTTTTATTGATTACAATTACACTCAAACATGGGATGAAGCAATTGCATTGTGTGTAGAAGGACTAAAAACATTCGAGGTGTAATGGAATTAACAAGTGGAGAAATATTTGCATTGATTGGAGTTTGTGGAGCTATAATTTCAGCTTGGTTAAATTCAAGAATAAGTATTGCAAGATTGCAAACAGAAGTTGAGTTTATAAAAGAGGAGATCAAATCTGAAAAAGATAGTAATGAGAAACACTTCAAAACTATCTACAAGAAGCTGGATGTTATTATGGAAAAATTAATGGAATTGAAAAGATGAAAGAATTAATTGCAGAGCTTGAAAAGTATTTCAGCATTGAAGAATTTGTTGATGAAACTGTTTTCAATAAATATGGAACAAGAGCCTGGAGGTTCTTTGATCCAAGATTGCTTGAAACTATCTTGATGATCAGAGTTGCTTTAGATAAAAGTATTACAATTAATAACTGGAAATGGAACGGAAGATTCTCACAACGTGGGCTTAGAACAAATATTTCTTCATTAGTGCAAAATAAGTCATTAAAGAATAGATTGTATCTCTCAGCTCATTTAAGAGGTGCTGCAATTGATTTTGATGTAAAAGGAATGACTTCAGTAGAAGTAAGAACTTGGCTTGTAGAAAATGAAGATATGCTTCCTTATAAAATAAGACTTGAAAACTTGATGAATGGAAAGCCTATCGGATGGATTCACTTAGATTGTGATGATGAAGAAAAGAATCCAAAAGTGTATTTATTTAATGTTTAACTAAAAAAAAGAAAGATGGAAAGATTATTTAAAAGTGGAATAGTAACTACAATACTTGGTGTATTGATTATCTGTATAGCATTAGGAATGTGGATTGCAGGAAAAGCAACTCAAACAGAACTAGGAGCAGTTGCGGCAATTGGTTTAATATTTTTAAGATCAAAAGATTCTTTAATTGGGATTTCTAAAAGTGAAAAGTAATATAATATATCTGATTTTTATCATTGCAGTT